TAAAGATGGTACTGTTCAAGAGCGCCTTGTAAAGGTTGCTGTTGAGCGCTGGGTTTGGAGAATGAGGTGGTTTCCTTTTGTAAAGTTCGTGCGAAAAAGTATAGGTGTTGATTTTGATGAAGAGGTCGGTGAAGGTATTGGTACCTATAAAGGTGGATGTACAAGTTGTGGGTATGATATTAAACCAGGTGAAACCCCTGAACAAACCTTGCGTCGTATGGAAAAGGAGCGTAAATTTGATAGATGAATACAATCTTTGATTACGTTGGTGCAATTCTACACACGAAAAATAGCTCTCAGTTTTCATCTATAGACAATGAACAGACGTTTCAACCGTTTATGGTTAATAGGTGGATCTCTATGTATTCTCCAGAGATGGCTACTGTAGTTAATACTACGATGAATAAGTATGCTAACTTATTCAAAAATAAGCAAGAATTGTTTAGGTTCTATGTTTCGGTATTTCCTAAACTTCGCAATAAGCGTATTGCATATATCAAAAAGACAAAAGAGCCGAAGGTTAAAGATACCAAAGAAGATGATACAGCCTTAGTAGCAAGATCACTTGAGCTAAGTCAGCGCGAGGTTCGAATGTATAGGCAATATGAACAGAGTAGATTACTATAATAGAACTGTTGATTACTATAATAGAGTAGGCAACAGGTGGGGCATATGTACGTTAAATCCTTTTGCTGTTGAAAGCTTTAAGTATGATGGAGACCATGAAAAGATAATTGCTGAAAAAGCTAACATTAAAGATAATAATTTAGTTGTTCTTGATTGTGGTTGCGGATTTGGTAAAACCATAAGTGTGCTTCAGTCTAAATTTCCAACTAATCAATATTTTGGCATTACTTTAAATCTAAACCATGTTCAACAAAAACAGCATGAAAATGTTTTGCTTGGTAATTTCGAACGATTAGATTTTAAGAATTCTAGTGTGGATGTAGTTTTGTTTATTGAGTCTTTTAATCACGCTTTCTACAAACAAAAGGTTTTAAGAGAAGTTTTCCGTGTTTTAAAACCTAATGGAACACTCTTTATTCTTGATCAGTGGATACCTAATCAGTCATTCTGCTCTCTGTGTCTTAACTTAAAATTAAGACAGAGGTACAGACAACATCAGGAGTTTTATGGTGCAAAACCAGTGTCACCAAATTATATGATGCAGAAGGCTCAAAAGACCGGCTTCTTGACGAAATCATATGAAAAAGATCTCAATAATACCATTTTTATTAACAAACTTTTGTTAATACAACAAGAAATTATGATAAATGCTGTAGACATGGTCTACTCAGATTTTGTATTTCAGAAACCTGCTTAGTACTTGTTGATTTCATTATTCGCAGGTATAACTACTCTTATGCCTGCACCATTAACAATTGATTCAGTCCCAACGCACAAAAGTCTAATTGACTTAACAACATTTCCATCAAATACCTTCAATTCCGTCTTATACGGTTTCAAATTGAAGCAAATTCTTGATGATATTATACTCGCTAAGTATGTAGACGAGACTTCTGATGGTAGCGCGATTATGCGGAGAGGTATCTTAATTCCCGGTAATTCAGATACTAAAGCATGGCGTGTTGGTAAAGTTCTTCTAGTTGGTCCTACAGTTCGGTATGTTAAAGCTGGCGACCATATCATTTTTCCAAATAATCTTGGTATACCTATTGCTAATATTGAACTAGAAGATTATGGTACCCTCACAAAGGGTATTTTTATCAACGAGCAACGAATTTTTGGTATCTGTTCTCAAATAGACGACAATGAGAGTATCGCAAGCATCGTTAACGACACTGCTACAAAATAACGTAGCAGAAATTAAGTTTATGAGAAGGCGACCAAAACAAGGCTCACCTCCTACTCGTCGAATGCTGTGTACTAGCGATCTGCGATTACTTAACAGTCCACAAGGTCGCATTGCTTTGAATTTCAGACCAGCATTTAATCACCAAAAATATAATTTAACTGCTAAGAATCTGGTATTAGCGTGGGATATTTTTATGCAGGATTATAGGTTGATAAGTATGAATGCTTGTGAGCTAATTACTGCGATTCCAACAACAGGATTCTGGAAGTATTTTAATGCTCGATTAGCATTGATGACACCCAAGACGAAGATAGATTTCATGAATCAATGAATACAAGTGTTGAAATCATCGAAGCAGATATTAGTACGCTACTTCAGCAAGAATTATCAATAGTTTGTAAAAATAAAGTGCTTAAAGAAGGTAAGCTAACTCTATTTGCGATAAAAGATTTTTATCTTAATTTCAAGATGTTTCAACAAGGTAATCAAAAGTTAACTATATTTGAACTCCCTTATCCTTTCTTCTACAAAAAAACATCAAACGGAATAGTGCTCTCTTATAAAGTTGATAATTTTATAAATTCAGATACAGATTTAAAGCAGCTGATGTTGTATTATTTTTATAATAAACCGTCAAAGTTCTATGATGCAGAGGTCTACATTAACAAAAAGTAGTTGATTGTTCCGTAAATTTCCTGTATAATTATTTCGTGGTTAATAATTTAATATCGCATTTTCCAGCGACATATATTCCAACAGAACAGCAGCTTGTATTGCTTCAAAAGGTAGAAGCTGCATTCAAAACAGGTAAGAAGTTTGTTATATGTAATGCTCCAACTGGGAGTGGAAAGTCTCTTATAGCTAAGACTCTAGCTAATACTACTCCCTTAGTTTCTGAAGATCTCAAGCAGTTGATCATGTCGTATGAAGCATTCGAGCAAGATTATCTCGGAAACTACACATACGAAATGGAATGTTTAGCAGAGCACAGTCACGGTGCGTTTGTGTTGACTATTACAAAGAATTTACAGGATCAGTATAAATCTCTGTTTAGTGATACATTTACGGTTAAGGGTAAAACAAATTATCTATGTGATGTAGACCCTAGTTTTGATGTAGAAACTGCACCTTGCTTCTATGTACCGAAGATGAAAGGAGAATGCTGGGCAGTTAATAGGTGTCCTTATTATAATGCTAGAAATCAAGGATTAATTGCACAGTTTACTGCATTGAATTATAAAATGTTTCAAGCGTTGCCACACCACGTTAAGAGGCGTGAGTTTATTGTTTGTGACGAAGCTTCTGAGTTAGAAGATGAACTAGTTAGACAATTTTCTGCAGAAATAGTTTATTCACGCCTCAAGCATGCGGATATTAAGTATGAACCTCTATATGATGACGACTTAACTACTGCACGTTCTTGGATTACAGATATTCGAGATGCTGCCCAAGATAAGATAAAAATCTTACAAGATAAGATGCAAAAGAAGCGTGGAATTCTAACTATCGCAGAGCGAAACAAGTTATCATTTTTGAAGAATTTGCAGAACTCATTAACAAAGGTTGATGAGTCATGGACTCAATGTGAATATATAGTTGATCGTAGTGGCCAAGGTGTTACCTTTACCCCTCTAAGAGTAAATAAGCTCTCAAATTCAATCTTTGCGTGTGCTGATAAGGTATTATTAATGTCTGCTACTATAGTAGATCACAAAAACTTTGCAAAAACTCTCGGCATTGATAATTATGAATATATCGAGGTACCCTCTGTATTTGATGCGCAGAAATCTCCAATTCATGTATCAACTCGGTATAAGCTCAACTATAATAATCTTGATAAGCTGCTACCTACAATTTGTAAGGATGTTCGAACTATTTGTGAGCAACATGGAACAGATAAAGGTGTAGTACATACTCATAGTCAAGAGATTTGTGATTACTTGTATAATAATTTGAGTTATAGTGATCGGTTTTTGTTTAGAAAAGGTCGTGAGAAGAATGAGCATATTCTTAAAGTGCATGCGGAAACTAATGAACCAACTGTTTTAGTTAGTCCTAGCCTAACCCATGGGGTAGATTTGAAGGATGAGTTAGCTCGTTTTCAAATTATAGTAAAGCTCCCTTACAGCCCACTTTCTAATAAACGTATCAAGAGATTATTTGAAAGTGATAAAGATTGGTACCAGGATAAGATGTTAAGCACTCTTATCCAGACTACTGGGCGAGCAACTCGCGGACTACAAGATCATGCAGTCACTTATATTTTAGATGGAAATATAGTCGATATTTTACACCGAACAAAGGATAAATTGCCAATTCATTTTATCGATAGATTTTGCTGATAAGTAATGGTGTATAAAAGCACAAGCATTTCATTTTGAGATAAAAGATTTAATCGCCGGGTTTGTATCAGCTTTCGACAATATAGTAATCAAGCGATACAATGCAGATCGGACACCTGCTAGTCTTCTCCAGGTTCGATATGTATATTCTCCTAAGCAGAGAGTATTATATGATTTGGTCAATAAAGCGCAGAATATAACCCTCCCTGTTGTTGCTGTCAGCATTTCGTCTATGAATCGTGCAGTTGAGAGAGTCTTTAATAAAACACAAGGAATGACGTTTGCTTCTACTTTATCGTCAACACCGCTTATTAGAATGCCGGTACCTATTGACATTGCAGTAAATATGTCAATTGTGACGAAGTTTCAATCAGATATGGATCAGATTTTGTCGAATTTCGTACCATATAATAACCCCTATATTGTTCTCTCGTGGAAAATACCTACTGATTTTAATCTTGCTAATTTGTATGAAATTCGTTCTGAAGTATTGTGGAGTGGTAGTATTGGATTAACATATCCTACTGATATTAACGCTTCAGAGAAGTATAAAATTGTAGCAGATACCTCGTTTACTATTAAAGGATGGCTATTTCCAGCATCTGGTGATCCATCTGGTATTATCTATGTTATCAACGATAATACCTACGCTACAAGTTTGTTGACAACTTATGAAGAACTATCTGGTACGACCTTTACATATCCAGTTTCGACTGGTTTAGTAAATGAACTTGAAACTGTGACTCTTTCAGGTAGCCCTACTACTCCAGCTCTTAGCGCTATTACTCACCGCGTATATAGTTGACTAAATATTCTAATTGTTTATACAAGTCCCTCTAGAGTATTTTCTTTTGAGTCATAAATAACAGTATATTATGGCGGTAGATTCTAATCGCGAAAGCACATTTGGCAGAGAGTTGATGAGGTTTGTATCTTCTAACATTCCTTATACTGGTTATCGCCTCATTGATAGAATTGCGGAGTTAAATCCAAAATTTGAGACCTTCTATGATAAAGGTGCGAAACAGCAAGAGAATTTAATTAACAAGTCGGTTGCTACCTCTGTTCAATATGATGAGCCAGCAGCAAATGTTCTCCGTAATAAAGAATATTATGACTTCATGTATGCAAACGTTCAACCTGATAAGGGTAAGCGTATTATGGAGTATAGAGTCATGGCTGCTTTTTCAGAGGTAGCAGATGCTCTTGATGAAATTTGCGATGAATGTATCAATATTGCCCGAGATGGTTCGATTGCAAATCTTGTTTTCAAAGATCCAGAAATCAAAGCTGATAATCAAGATATCTTAAAGGAGGAGTGGAATAGATACGCTTCGTTTTTTGAATTGAATAAGAAAGGTTGGGAGTATTTTCGTCAGCTGTTAGTTGATGCAGAGA